CAAGGAAAGGCCTTCGGGGATGACAGTTTGTGTCAATTTCCACGCGGTGTAACTAGCATGATGCACGAGGCAGCGATGCGCGTGTACTGTGAACAGACCGGTTGGAAGATGACATGTGACTACCACAAGAGCGGCGAACCCGTCTCTTTTTGTGGGCGGACGTACCCTCTGGCTGGATCGAGTCCAGTCTCTCATTCCGATGTGATCAAATCCTGTTTGCGGATTTCGGTCGTCAAGGTGAGTGGAGACGGCAAGATGGCAGCGTTGCAGAATACTATCCGTGGTTACCTAACCTGTGATTCCAAGACGCCACTCCTTTCGAATTATTGTCGCGCTCTTGCGCGCGTCTTCAAGCTCAACTCTGACCAGCTCACCGATGAGGAGATTTCCGAGCTTTTTGATGTAGACCGTGACATGTACTACAAATGCAAGAAGGATCCCTACCCCGCCACCCCAGATGAGGTCATGATGATACACGAATCCGTCGCGAAGTCACTCAAAATTGACCCATGGCAGCTCACAAGCCTGTGTGAAGCACTGGACAAGGCCATGACCGAGGAGGATATCTTTCTTTTGCAGATTGATGTGGGGCTTCCGGAACAAAACGATCCACCCAATACAGTGCGGGTGCAATCAATGTTTGACCAGCAGCTCAACTGGAGCGCTGCTGAGGACAATTGGAAGGTTAAGGTGACACAGTTCCTGGATGCACACCCTGGGCTTGCAGTCCCTGACCCTTCATTGAGCCTCAGTGACTCCGCAAGTCAAGCAGCGCCAGGATCTGAGACACCAACATTGGGCAGCGAAGCTGGAGGAGAATTCACCTCGGTGACCAGCGACGTTGACTCTGAACCAACCAAAGTTAGTGCTGACGGGCACGACAACAATGATGGACCGACTCAGGATGGTGGGGGGAGTAGCTCTCCCTCTTCCAGCCCGAGCGTGTCAGAGACTCGAACATCCTCAAAGAAGGATAAACCCGCGAAGGGCAAGCGCGGTACCTCCGGTGGGAAGAAGGATGGAAAGCAGGGACGATCTAACTCTGCTGAGAGTGTCAATGTAAGATCAGAAACATCGCGGGCTTAGTGTAGCCCATTGAGGAGTCCACGACTAGGTAGCCAGCCTTGTTAAACTGTGACCGACGTTATCGGGAATCAGCTCGTAGTGGTAAATCCCCGGCCGGGATAAATATTAACCCTATTTCATACTACTGTCAACCATGAGCCAGCCGAATTTTGGTGCTCCAGGTGCGACACATGCGAATCCAACGCAAACATTCAACCAGCAATACAATGGCAGGGGTGGTTACACCTCTGACATGGCACGTGGTAAACGTGGTCGTGACCCATTCCGCAAGCTCTGCGCTGAACGCGCTGTTTCTCACCAGGGCTGCGACTGGGTCAAAGGCGCAATTGATCCTTTTGGCGAAGACCCTCTTGAGGACCTATCTGGGTATCCTGACACATCCACAGACTCTTCTGTGATCGTGCGTATCCAGCAAGCTGCCACCATTACAAAACCACCTGATCTCAAGGATGG